CTTCCATTGCGGTTCGTCTTCGAAAATGGTGTCGGCCCATTCATTGCCGTGTGCCAGCTTGCACATCGCCCGCGCCGCCCTCTCCACCATCTCGTCCGTCACGGCAGGCTGCGGTGCGGCGGCGAGCATGGCGCGCCAACAGTTGCGCACCTCTATCTCAGGCCATCCCGCCTCAATCATCGCCTCGGTCGGCTCCACCGGCACCAGTTTCCACTCGCTCATGGCTTGTCCTCCTTGAGCGCGAGGATGTCATCGGCCACCACGTCCCCGACCTTCCGCGTCCAGTCCCACTGCACGGCGACCTGCGTGTCCCTGTGCGCCCGCACCACCAGCGCCGCCTCCTCGACCACGAGTGCGATGGCGGCCCCGGCCTCCCGGCGACAGGCGCATGTCGGGTCGTCGCACAGTCTCCTGCACATCGGCTCGCGGAATGCCGACAATAGCTTGATGATCTTGTCTTTCAGGCTCTCGCTCATGGTGTCCTCAGTCGTTTGAACCGGCGGTTACGGTTGGTACGCCGCTGGTCTAATCGGTCTAGCCAAGCCCTGCGCGCCCAGGTTGGCCGGCGCGACGGCACACTGTACACAAGCCCCAAGCGCAAGCCTCTTGATCGTGGGAACCATATGGCCGAGCTTCGCACCTTGTCGGCCCTCCACTTCGGGCGGTATCTGCCCTTAATCGGCTTGCGCATGTATCGCGCGAGGGCTGCGCTCATGGTGTCCTCAGTCATCTTGCCGCAAGCTCCTGCTTGAGCCGCGCGATGACCTCTTCCGCAGGGCATGCTCCGCCGTGCTTCTCGATCACGCGCTCGATGACCTCGATCGGGACGTAGCCGTAGACGGTATCGGTCGGACGATCGGCGTCCTCGGCGTACTCCATGAGCAGCGGTTCGCCCTCGCTGGGATAGCCGACCTCGAACGCAGTCCACGGGCCCTCATCGTTGCGCGGGCGGCAGTATACGTATTCGCGGGCCTGCACGGACATGCTGAAGCCGTCCCAGCAGTAAATCCGCGGGGACGGCTTCGGATAGGGGCTGTTCCAGTACTGGCAGTGCTCGTTTACGTTCATATGATATCCTCCTCTTTCTGGGGCTCGTCGACGGGGTTCCCGGCGAGGTCACGCACGATCACCTGATCTTTCGGCACGATCACGCAGGCCCACTTGTCGCCGCGCTCCTCGATATCGATTTTCCAGTGATCGTATGGGCAAGTGCCACGGAGATGCTCGCGGCCATCGACGCCCTTGTAGATCTGGTCGGTGTGGTCGCGGTAGAGGGTGCGGAACTTGTAAGCGCGCTGGCGCCAATGGACGGCGGAGCCACGGGTCTCGAAAAGGACCATGGAACCGCCACTGGCAGCGGCTTGGAAGGCGCGCTCGCAGTCGGTGTAGTTGTTAAGGCGAGAGGAAAGTCGGGGCATTGTCGCTCCTTTGCTGGCGTCCACAACTACGGCCCGGTAGGCCGTAGGACGTGGGCGTCAGAACCAAATGCGCTCATTGAACAGAACCGCGGGGCCGCAGATCGGATTGGGACTGATCTGGCGGCCCGCTACGATCGACGCCGTGTAGTAGACACCGGTGGCGAATGCGTTGATGGGCAGGCCCTTGACGACACCCAGCTCGTCAATGAACATATCCGTTCGCTTGTCCTGCCAGAGCACCGTGACGTGCTCGAAGTCGGGGATTATGGGGCTGACGACGCGCTTGACGTCATCGTACTCAGGCACGTCGGGAAGATCGTGGGTGGTCCACTCGATCTTCCCGTCGATATGGATGATGCAGCGCTGCACGTTCATGTCCGGTCCTCCACAGGGATTGCTGATTTCATAGTCTCAATCCAGACGGTCAGGTCCTCGACCGCCCGGTCGTGCTCGCCCCGCTTGTACGTCTGGCCAGTGTAGTCCGTGGCCAGGGTGAACATGCGGGTGATGGTGACTCCGCGGGTGGGGATCAGCCCCGACACCTTGTGCAGCTTGATGCCGGCGCGAAGTTGGATCGCTCGCAAGAGCGATGTGGCGTCGGGACCGACGAAGGACATCCCTCCGGGGAAGCGGGTGATGTGGCTGTCGGTCATCGCCCAACTCCCATTGCGTACATGAGGCGCTCCTCGTCGATGACGTAGCAGCCCCAATTGGCCCGACGCACCGCCTCTGTGGTGCACGCCTCGACGTTCCGAGCGTGAATCACGATGGTCTTGCATACCGGGAACGCCTCGGACTTGATGAGGCTCGCGATGAGGCCGGCCTGATGCTTGAGTTCCGCGATCCACTGTTCATGCGTTCGCATTGTGGGCCTCCTGCAGGGCGCGGGCGATACCCGTGATCAGCTCCACGTTGGACGAGAAGAGCCGGACGGTGTTGCGCGTCTCGCCACTGACGATGGTGAGGTTGAGGACCGCGAACTCGTCGACGCACTGGTCCGCGCCGAATGTCTGTGCGTAGGCCGTGATGTTGGTGACGTTGTGCTGGGTGACTTCCATGTTAACCCCCGATGAGTGAGATGGCGAGGAAGAGCCACACGACTGCGCACGCCGCGCCGATGGCTCCGATGATGGTGGCGAGAAGGTCTAGGACGAGACGCATCACACGTTCTCCACGGTGCCGGGGACCATCCACAGGGAGTCTGAAAGACTCAGTGCCCACATGGTCGACGCGGCAAGGTCTGGATCGCATCGCACGATATCCGCAGGGTAGATTGTGCCGTGATAACACCAGTACCCGATGAACATGGCTTTTCTCCGTCCACACCATAGACTCATCAGCCGGCTTGGGTGTGGTAATGCCGGGACGGGGCCGTAGCCCCATTTCGTCACCTGTTGCCTTCGCCGGAGCGCATACCGCGCATGAAGGCGTCGACGGGCGGGATATGCCATGCGCCAGCTCCCGCCGCCACGTTGGCCGGGGGACTGCCCTTCATAGAGTGTCGGACGAGCCCGCCGATGGACTTACGCCACGCACAGAAGCGCCGCGCTTCCCACGCGAGAGTGGATGCCTTTTTCATGGCATCACCGTATCGAGCCGATCGGCATCGACCGTGACGTTTTCGTCGCCTTCAAGCATCACGGGGTGGCCCTCGCCGGCCGCCGAATTGACGCCTTCCGAGTCCCGAACGATATCGGCCACGTACTGCCAATAACCCGTGTCGTGGAATGCGAGGTACACGTCGGCGGATACTTCCTTGCCTGGGTCATCGGTGCTTGACGCCTCCATGAACACGGAACCGAAGCCCTTAGGCGAAAGGAAGCCCATGCGGACAGTTACGTACGTAATGTCCTCGTCGACCGCGTTGAGCGCGGGGCGATACGTGGTGACAAGGATGAGGCGGCCGGTTTCCGGCATGGTAGAGCCAAAAGCGTAAAGCATTGTAGTCTCCATTGCGCCGATGGATCGCCCGCCTAGGCGCGTTTGGTTGGGCGGGCGACGCGGGGCATGTTGCCCCGACGGCGATTGAACCATACCGTATGCGGGATGTCAAGGGTCGGTTGGCACTGGTGCGTTGTGCCGCCCGGTGCGGGCGCGTGCGGGTGTATTCGCCCTATCTTGCCCTGATGGGGGCCTGTTTCCGTATGGTGCACATGGTCCAATGCCTTTCGCTGGAATTGACGTTTGCTAAATTTGACATTTGCGTGCCCGTTTTTAGTAGTTCTTTCAAAATTTTTTTTTTGGAAACTGGAAGACTTTTTTCCTAACGGCGAGGCAATGGTATGGTCCATTTGGGGGGCGAACGGACCATACGTTAGGGCTACGTGCACCACACGAAAACAGGACCGCATGAGGGCATGGTAGGGAAACCCCGCCGGGGGCCGCGCCGGACGTGCGATCCGGGGGTGCCGTCATCGTGGACCGGCCCGCCCCGCCACACAAATGGCCCGTGGCGGCCATCGCACCCGGGCGGGTACCCGGGCCGCCAAACGCAAAAGGGGCGCCACACGGGCGCCCCAATCGTCAATATCGATGACTCGGTATTAGATCAAGTCCGCGAGGGCCGCCGCCTTTTCCACCCGCGCCTTTGCGTCGTCGCGGATCGCCGGGAGCCGGGACACGATGTCCGTTGCCTTCTTGAGGAAGGCTTCGCCGTCGGACAAGTCGAGTTCGTGCTTTGCGGCGAAGGCGCGGGCGGCCGTCATCTGGTCGGGCGTGACCTTCCACGTCTCCTTCCGGTACGTGCCGAACTTGTCCGAGACAATGCCGCGTGCGATCTTCACCGCTTCGGCCGCCACGGGGTCGGCGGGCTCGGACGCGCCCCGCTCCTTGGCGTATTCGCCCGCGTAGGCACGGTCCCGAATGGCGACCGCGTTGGCGAGGCACTTGCCCGTGAATTCGGCCATGGCTGCGGCGAATTCCTTGTCCGTGGCGAAGTCATCCCGCCGGGGCGCGGGTCCGAGACCATGGGCGGCCCGATCATTGAACCACCGATTAACCGCCGCATACTCGAACATGGTCGCGGCGAAGGTGGCGAGGTCCGTGAAGCGGGCGGATTCGACGGTCATCTCGTGTCCACGAATCTTGGTCGTCCACGTCTCGGGAATGTTGATGGTGATGGAGGGCATTGGTTCGGTCCTTGTTGCCCGACGGCACCGCGCCGTCGGTGAACGCAACATGGCTCGATTCGATTCGCCCGTCAACGGCCCCGATGTGCGTTGGCGCACATCGCGAACAGCCCGCGTCCATGGTCGCACGGGGCGACTCCGTCCCGCCGTGCTTTGGGTCCCATTCCCTCCGATCCCGCCGATCGAGGCCCCCCGGGGTTCGCCGCCTCGTACGCCCGCGCGCGGGGGGATATGCCACGCTAATGTTGTGGAGTTTGGCACTCATATGGTCCATTCCCTCCATCCCCTTCTTTCGCAGCACAGACTTGGCTATGGGCGCTAGCGCAAACGGCGCAAGCGCCGGGTTGACATTCCCGGGCGCGGATGGTACGCCGGAGTATGGACCTCGAACTGAACCTGCATCCAGGTCGGCCCGGCAAGCCCCTGACGGGGCATGTCGTGCGGGAACTTGAGCTGAGTGACGTTGGCCTGCTGGACCTCCCCCGTGAGGCCCCGGTGAGCCAGCTCCAGAAGATCAAGGACTCGCACCACATGGCCGCCCGGCTCGTGGCGCAGGGGATGGGGCCGGTTGAAGTATCGATCCACACTGGGTATACCCCGCAGCGCATCACGGACCTGCTCAAGGACCCGGCGTTCCAGGATCTCATGGAGGTGTACCGGAAAGATCTCCGGGACACCCATGCCGACGTCGCCGCCCGCCTCGCTGGGCTGGCGCTCGACGCTATCGGCGAGATCCACGACCGCGTGCGCGATACCCCGGAGGACGTGACGACTGGCCAGTTGACCGAGATCGCCAAGACCGCGCTTGACCGGATTGGCTACGGTCCGCAATCGAAGTCCACCAATGTCAACGTGAACGTTGACATCGCAGGCCGGCTTGAAGCCGCTCGCCGTCGGGCTGGCCTGCTCAAGGAGCCCGGCTCGTGACGGACCTCACCTCCGACCTCGGGGAACTCAGCCGCGACCCTTACCGGTTCGTGCTCTGGGCGTTCCCGTGGCTGGAGGACGGGACGGAACTTGCCAAGATCGCTGGTCCCGAGCCTTGGCAGGCCGACGTCCTCAAGGCCATCCGAGACGGGCTCCTTACGGCGGACCAAGCCATCCAGCTCGCGACTTCGTCGGGCCACGGCATCGGCAAGTCCGCCCTCGTCTCATGGATCATCCTGTGGGCCATCAGCACGATGCCCGACACTCGCGGGGTGGTGACGGCAAACACCGAGAACCAGCTCCGCACGAAGACGTGGGTCGAGCTGGCGAAGTGGTACCGGCTCTTCATCGCCCGGGACCTGTTCCAGTTCCATGCGACGAAGCTTTGCTCCGCGGACCCCGAGCACGCTGACACCTGGCGCGTCGATATGGTGCCATGGAGTGAGAAGAACGTCGAAGCGTTCGCGGGCCTGCATAACAAGGGCCGCCGTATTTTGCTGATCTTCGACGAGGCGTCCGCGATCCCGGACAACATCTGGGAGACGAGCGAAGGCGCCCTGACCGACGAGGACACCGAGATCCTGTGGTGCGTCTTCGGCAACCCCACTCGCAACACGGGCCGGTTCAAAGAGTGCTTCCCCGGCGGCCGCCACTCCAACCACTGGCGCACATGGCGCGTCGACTCCCGCACGGTCTCGATAACGAACAAGACCCAGATCGAGAAGTGGATCGAGGCGTACGGCGAGGACTCGGACTTCATTCGGGTCCGCGTCAAGGGCGAGTTCCCCCGTGTCGGCGCGATGGAGTTCATCTCCCGGGCGCGCGCGGAAGAGGCGGCTAAGCGGGAGGCGGTGGCCTATGCCTACGAGCCGATCATTGTCGGCGTTGACGTGGCGCGTTTCGGTGATGACGAGACAGTGGTCGTGGTTCGTCAGGGGCGGGACGCTCGGACGCATCCTCCGCTACGTCTACGCGGACTTGACACGATGCAGGTCGCCGCACGGGTGGCCGAGGTCTATGACGGCCTCCACGCGGATGCGATTTTCGTTGACGGCGGAGGCGTGGGCGGTGGTGTTATCGACCGGCTCCGGCAACTCCGTTATCCGGTATTCGAGGTCCAATTCGGCTCGAAGCCCGACGGAGCTAATGTCGAGGACCCGAGCGTCAAGTTCGCCAACAAGCGAGCTGAGATTTGGGGCGCGCTTCGGTACTGGCTCTCGCGTGGCGCCATCCCGGATGAGATGGAACTGATCGAGCAGCTCTCCGGGGTGCTCTATGGCTTCAACGCCCGTGATGAGATTCAGCTGGAACGCAAGGAAGATATGCGGAAGCGGGGCGTGTCGTCGCCAGACTGGGCTGACGCCCTCGCGGTCACATTCGCCCTTCCGGTCTTCAAGCGCGAGGACACCGCGATGCGGGAGCCCGTCTTCGCCTCGCACGACTACGATCCTCTAGATGTGAAGTGGATGGCGGCGTGATGAGCGGCTCGCCCCAGCAAGTGCGGTATACGCCACCTCCGACGCCGAAGGAGGGCACGGTGATCTGGCCGACGGCCGAGCAGGTGGCCGTGGCGAAGAAGGGCGAGTACTCGTATGGTGATCCGGCGGACACGGCGCTGAGAGAAAACGAGCCCCGAGGTAAGATTGCTGGCCCGCGCGAAGCTTTCAACGTCGCCAACGAGGATGCCGGCTCTTTCCGTGAGACCACCCTCCCGCTGGACCAGAACCAGCAGGATTGGCTTTACGCCCAGAAGCTCGCCGCTGACAAGTCCCCCGTTGCCGCCCTGGGCTTTGACCCTAATCGGATCTGGATGACTCGGGATGAGGCAAAAAAGGGTGGTTTGTCTGTCGATGGTTTCTACTCACCTAAGACAGATCAGATCTGGACTGACCGCCGCGATAAATCCGTCGCAGTTCATGAGTCCCTTCACCGCGGACTGCGTAAGATAAGGGACGAGATCGGCAAAGAAGAGTACGCTAAGGTTCTCGACGGTTTCAAAGAGGAGACCGTGGTGCGCGGGATGATGCTCCGGCACTTCGGCGACATTGAAGGTACCGGTGGTCCCATGGACAAGAAGCAGCGGGACGACGCCCGCGCCTCTTTTACCCTGTCACCTGTCTACGACAAGATACTGACGAAGCTCGAAGAAAAAGCGCTGGAGATCACCAAGCGCAACAAACCGATGGGACCGCGCTGATGAGCTGGATGAAAACCCCCAAGTATACTCCCCCGCCGCCGCCAGCGCCTCCCGCTAACGCTCCGCAGATGGCCGATTCGTCTGTGGCCGCGAGCGGAGTGGGCCTGCGACAGAAGGCGGCGAGCAGCTTCGGACAGACCCTAGCAACATCTCCCGGTGGCGTGCTGACCGACGCACGCACCGACCGCAAGACTCTCTTGGGGCAGTAACATGGACCTCAAGGTAGCGGAAAGCCGCATCAAGCAGATGCGAAACGATAGGGAAAGCTGGTTCCAGCATTGGCGGGAACTGGCGGACTTTCTGCTGCCCCGTCGGTACCAGTGGCTCGTCACCCCGAATCAGGCGGGCCGGGGTCAGGCCATCAACGCCCAGATCCTCGACTCGACCGGGGTGATCGCGGCGCGCGTCTGCGCAAGTGGTATGATGGCGGGAATCACCTCCCCCGCCCGGCCGTGGTTCAAGCTGAGGATCGGGGGCCGGGACCCAGCGGAGATCGGTAGCGAAGCGTCGAAGTGGCTCGAAGTCGTCGAAAAACGCATGATGCGCGTCTTCGCCGAGTCCAACTTCTACAACTCGATGGCCATCTCATTCCTCGACAACGTGGTCTTCGGGACCTGCGCCCAGCTTATCTACGAGGATTACGATGATGTGATCCGGTGCTACAACCCGGCGCTCGGAGAGTTCTTCGTGGAGAACGATGCTCGTGGGCTCGGCACCACGTTTGGCCGGGAGTTCGTGCAGACATGCTCGCAGATCGTAGAGATGTTCGGCCTCGACAATTGTCCCGCGCGGATCAAGGACTGCTACGCGGACGAGCGGCGCCGGTCCCAGCGGTACCTCGTGTACCACCTAGTGACCCCGGAGCGGAGCGGGTTCAAGGAACTTTACTGGGTGCAGGGCGACACGGACGGCAAACCCCTGCGAGAGAAGCGGTACTTCGAGCAGTTCGCGTTCGTGCCGCGGTGGGACGTTCTCGGGCCGGACCCGTACGGACGGTCACCTGGGATGGACGTCCTCGCGGATGTGAAGCAGCTGCAGCTGGAGCAACGGCGGAAGTCGCAGGCCATTGACAAGATGGTCAGCCCCCCGATGCTCGCTGACATCCAGCTTCGCAACCAGCCCTCGACCCTGTTGCCGGGCGGCATCACGTACGTCTCGGGCACGAACAACGTCGGGATGAAGCCGATCTATCAGGTGAACCCGCCCGTCCAGGAACTCATGATGGATATTCAGGATATCCAGAAGCGGGTTCGCGAAGCACTGTACAACGATCTGTTCATGATGATCTCGCAGCTGGACACGGTGCGGTCCGCGACTGAGATCGACGCCCGGCGGGAGGAAAAGATGGTGATGCTCGGGCCGGTGCTTGACCGGCTCCAGAACGAGCACCTCACCCCCGCGATCACGCGGACCTTCAACATCATGAATCGGGCGAAGCTGATTCCACCGCCGCCCGAGGAGATCCGTGGCGAACCGCTGGAGATCCAGTACGTGTCGATGCTCGCGGAGGCCCAGCGGGTCGCCAAGTCCGCCGGTATGGAGCGGCTCGCGGCGCAGCTCGGCAACCTCGCCGCGGTGTACCCGGATGCCCTCGACGTCCTCGATGACACGGAGTTCGCGATCGAGTACGCGGATATCATGGGCGTTTCGCCGAAGGTGATCCGGACTCGGGATGAAGTGATGGCCCGGCGTCAGGCCAAGGCTGAACAGCAGCAGGCCGCAATGATGGCTGAGGCTGCGCCACAGGCAGCGCAAAGCGCC